TATCTTGTCTAACCTCGTATAGAAGTTTATTAAACTGGTCTCTAATTTCGTATAAATTATATTGTTTATAAATGTTGTTATCACTATCATAAATCGTATATATTCCATCCTCCATAGACTTAGTTTGATTACCATAAAGAGCAATCGCTAAGCTTGATGTGTCATATTCAACAATCTCCACCTCAATTACTGTAGGGTCAAAAAATGTATTTGTTATAATGATATTTTGTCCTGGTGAACCAATAAATGGTGTAACATTTGGTTTGTTTGATGGTGATGAACTTGGTGATAAAGTACAGAACATTAAATTAGTTTCACTATCTGTATATCGATATCTTACCGCCTTATCACTAGTATTATTAGTGTTTGCTAAAATTGCTTCACAATAAAAAGATGAAGTAATTATTCTAAAAAAATTAGTAACTTTAGAACCGTCGTTATTAATATATTCAATTCTATAACCGACTAATCCTTGATTTACAAATTTGTTTAGGTACTCCGATGGAACATTATTTAAATCAATAATAATCCCTCTCACATTTGGTAATGCGGATAAAACACCACAATCAGTAATTGATGTTCTTATTTGTGAAGGTCGTAACATCAAAGTATAAATCCCTAAATTGTTAAACTCGGTTGATGGTAATGTGAGATTATATAATCCACCTAATACTTCAGTAGTATTACCACCAACACTTGAGTTACTAAAATAAGGGCGTAGTAATTCAAGTGAATTTAATTTTTTTAAAACAAAATCCTGAGTATTATCTCTTGATGGTGTATAATTTAATATTATTTCAACATCAGCAGGACTAACGTCCGCCAATCTTATAGTTCCGTAATTACCAGTAGCCAAGTTCTTATTACTTTATTAGTTTATTTTTATAAATAGTTAAATTTAAATTTCTTACCCCTGTTTTATAATGAAATAGTTATAACCATAACTTAACAAATCACTTAAGTTAGAAACTTCACCCAATCTTAAAAAGTTTTCAACACCTGAATTTTTACCACGTTCAACAAAAACAGAATTATATAACTGAGGTTGGTCTATAACATTCATTAATGCTTCATTTTTAGTAATAGCACTAGCTGAGAACATATCTGTAGTCATACCTGAAGATGGTAAAACAAAAATTGTAGTTCCGTCAGGGAAATCTTGGTAGGTCATTCCATTTATAGTATATGCGGTATAACCATTACTAATAGATTCAACCATACCATATTCTCTCTGAGGTAATGGTACTGTTTGTCCTACAACAAATTGACTTGGTCCATAGGTTGCTAAATCGTTTAATCTTGATGTTGTAAATCCAGTAACAAAAAACGGTACTTCAGTATAAAAAGAACTTACTTGGTATGCCAATTGATTATAAGCGTCACCTGTAAAAATAAAGTTATATGATGATGGGGTTGCACTCCAACTTCCATTAGTATTGGCAAATGTTACAGTTCCATATTGGTCTGTATTTTGAGGAATTGAGTATGGTACCACTATATTCTTTTTGACCTGTATTACACCCCATAAATTTGTCTGAGTTAATGTAATAGTATATTCCGTAGGTTGAGATAGGGGTCCTGAATAATTATGTGTAATCTCTTCAGGATAGAATGTTGTTGTTGTTTGAGTAGTACCATCACCCCAATCAACCTGATATGTTGAATTAAAGAGATAAACATTTTCATTATCTGATGTGTTAAGTATTTTATAGGTATATGGAGTTTCTAATGTCGAATAAAATAAAAAGTTAGCTGAAATATTTTCTTGTTTTATTTTACCATCAAACCCATCATAATAACCTATGTCTTGGTATTTTTGTTTTAATAAAATAGGGATTGTTAAACCTGTTAATAATGAAGAACCGTCAGGTCCACCTTTAAGAATATTTGTTAATCCACTATAAACACCAAATGTATAACCACTATATGTCTCATAAATGATATCATCTTGTAAAACCTCAGGAGATATTTTAACTTTAAAAAATTCCATTATATTGTCGTATTAATATACTCATACCATTCAATAACAGTCTCTTGTACTGTAGATTGGTTCATAAGTGTAATTTTATATGTACTATCATCATAATTAAAACTAACTCTCCTGTTAAAATAATCAGTACCTAAACGATATGGTGTGGTTGATGTAGTTTGTTTCTTTGTAGTAAAAGAAGTAAATTGACCGTTTGACGCATCAAAAAACTTTGCTGTCATATACAGAGTGTCAATATTTAAAATTGTTGGGTCTTCAAACCAATAAATAAAAAATCCTTCTTGATTTTTATTGTAGTTTAAAGTAAAAGATGGTATATCAATTTCGAATGGTGTAGTTTGATTTGGGAAAGTATATGTTGTTTTATTCGGTCTCTTATTAAGAATAATTGTTAAATAATTTTTCCTGATTTGAGTGTTTGTTGTGTCATAAAAATCTAATTTAAAAAAAGACTTATCATACTTTTTGACATTATTATAAATCTCTCTTTCAGTAAATCGACCCGAATCACTATAATTTAAAACCCAATCATTTTCAGTTGTTGATTTAAAATTAAAATTATATATTAATGGTAAAGTTATATTATTATTAGGATTTTGAAACATTTCAAACCTTTTAACTTCATAATCATTTGGAAATCCTAAAATTTTATTTAAAATTTCTTCCTCATACTTAATTAAAGTATCTTCTCTTTCTAAAAAATCCCAATTCATACTAATCGGAACATTAATGTTTCGAGTGATATCTCTATTTGTTAATTTAATTTTATTCACAATCGTCGATTAATGGGTCATTAACTAATGTTGAATTTTCATTGATGTTACTTCCTTCAGGTATCAATCTAAAAATAAAATCTTCAAACAAATAGTGTTTATTATTTAAAAATGGATTATCAACACCTACCCCATCAACATCAACATATCCATATGTGTAAATATCTCTCCAAAAGAACTTTTGGTTATACGCCGAGTAATAACTATAACTAGGTAAATTATACACTAAAACATCCCTATTAACATTCTCAATATATGATGAAAACGTTCTTAATTGAAATTTATAATGAGTGTTATAATAATATCCTAAAGAACTATTTGGTCTAACATCAAAAACTTTAGAGTTAAAAGTTATCTTATGATAATGAAAACTTAATACTCTTTCTTCTTGAGACATATCATTCCACTCGCATAAATCCCCATCAATTAAATCATCAACCTCTAAAGGATTATTATAATAAAATGTTACAGTTGTTCCTGCCGGAAATCCTGATTGTGTTGTAATAATTGGGCCCGGTCTGTTAAAACTTGTTTGAGTTATATTTGTATCACTATTTGGATTACCCCACCATGTGTTTAATTCAGGTCCAAGATTAAACCCCCATCCTTTTTTTAATGGATTAAAAAATCCAAATCTTCCTCGATTAACAGATGTAACATATAATTCAGTTAGAGGTCTATTTAAATTATCTTTTAATCCATTTATTGAGAAATTATTCTTAAATGATAAATTATAACTTTGTGTTCCCTCTTTTAAAGATGTTCTATCTTTTAAATTTGGGGTTAATGACTTTGACTCATATTTGGTAGTTCTTCTAAAAGCATTATTTTCAAATGCTGTTTTTGTAAGAATTGCATCTGTGTAATTTGTAATAATTTTATGTCTTCTTACATAATATTCTGATTTACTTTCCGTTGGGTTTTCTTTATTTGTAATTCTTTTTAAAGTTCCTTTTTGTCCATCAAAAAATATATCACATAAAAATCCAATGTTAAAAATCATAAAGACATTTTTTTCAGAATTAGTATATCCATCACCTAATCTATAAACATCAAAAATATTAACACCATCACAATTTAAAGAAAGTTCAACACTTTCTCCAACACTTAATCCGTGGTCCATCGCACATTTAAAGACAATAACAGGCTGACCATTAAATTTGTCACTTGAAATGACAAAAGGAATTCCCTGAGAAACGGTCCATGTAAATATTTCCCCATCTTCAAATTTATATTCCATCGATTGATTAAAATATTTTTCAGATGGATAACTTAGATGAAAAAACCAATTGTAATAGGATTGTTCTTTGGTATCAAATAAAATATGGTATTGTGGATTTTGACCCTGAAGTGGTTGAGTATATCCTACAACATTAGAATCTGTCCTTATAAAATCAAACTCATAATATTGTGGAAATCCTCCCCAAGCAATTTCATTACTTGGGTCTTGTTGGTCGTTTTGTAAAAGACGATAATATAAAGGATTAACATAATAAAGGTTTCTATTAATAGGGTCGTAAGGCCCAGCCTTAGGCCCTGTAACTCCACTATAAGAATTTTCAAAAATAAATGTAAACTTACAAGTTGGTACAAACGTATCACATTCTTGTCTTTCTCTATCAAATAAATTTTCTAAATCAACAAGAAGATTTCTGTCGTATTCAGTCATCTCTTTTAATGTTGATTTTAATTCAACCGATATTTTAGAATCAACATCAGGAGCCCCTGCGTACCTATCAGTACCCTTTACTATTATTATTTCGTTAGATTTATTCAATTATTAATTCTGTATTAACGTATTTTATTCTAAATTTATCAATAGCACTTCCTCCGTTTACCAACCCAAAATAGAAGTGTTGTGGTGCTCCAACAACAAAACTCGTACTATCACTAAATGTTTGTGGAAGAACGATTGTTGGGGTACCATTCGCGAAATTGATTAATGTCCCTCTAAAATAATTAGAGTTATTACCATCTGGCTGAAAGTAATTTGAAGCCGGATTAATTCTATCCATGTTTTGATATCCAAAAGAGAAAAAACTAAATGGTGAATATAATGGTTTTGTTACCCAATTGTTATTTTGGTTCCCAAATATTGTGAATTGGTCAATTTGTGAGTAGTTTTGGTCATCTAACTTCCATTGATAGAATGGAACCGTTTGAGTTTTTACAGGGATTTGACTAAAGTTATAATCAGGGTTTTGGTTAATAGAAGCGTTTGGATTCCATATTGTTCTTCTTGGTGTAATGTAATCTCTATCTTGAGTGTTACCAGTTAAAAAGATACCAAATAACGGTTTAGCCGCTGACCCACCAAAATAAACCGCTTGGAATCCTGAATCAAGTGGTTGAGCGTAATTTGAAACCGTAAATTCACTAATACCAAATTCAGAGTTTATTGATAGCATTTGAGAATAATCCCCATCAACATAAGCTGGAAGAGCACTAAACGCTCCCCATCTTTTATTTGTGAAAAACGTAGCCATAACAATTTCAGGTAATAACGAGATTAATAAATTCTCAATAAAATTATTATTCACTAATCTACTTAAAATAAATAAATTAAATATTTCACTAATATCTTTATAAGATGTTGATGGTACTTTTGATACTATATAACCATCATATTCATCGGTATTAACTAATTCTTGTATAAACGTATCTTTAGGACCTAAATCCATAATTGTTGTTGGGTTACCTAAATACCTTTCATTACCAACTTGCGTTTCATAAAATTGTTTAGAGGTTTTACCTATAAATCTTTGACCATCCCACGCCGAACTTCTATAGTAAAAATTTGACGACGTTTCTTGTAAATAAATTAAACTTTTACAAAAAACACTGTAAGGTTGATTTTGAGAATCAAAAAATCTTTTATTTTCAAATGGATACGCAAATAATGTACCGTTTATCCAATTGTTAGAAAAACTATGTGAAAATACTCCTAAACAAGCCGCATTTGAAATTTTATTTCTATTTGTCCATTCTGTAATTAATCCTAAATCAAATGGTAAACTTGTAAAACTTCTAGAAACTAAATTGTAACATCCTGTCCCATAATTAAAATATTTAACAGGATTATCAGGGTCCATCATCTGTGGACAATCATCTTTAATAATAGGATTACCATTTTCATCTGTACCATAACAAGTTAACATCACCGCTTTTTCACAATTGTTTACCGATTCCAAAACATTTGTAAATGGAACAAATGCTGACGCAGATTCATTATCAGAATTTGTCGGGTATTGAGTTATATTTTGTAATTCTTGTACCCCTCCAGTATCAGATAATCTATAGATAGCAAATGTTGAATTTTGATGTAACTGAAAACTGTTTGGTCCTGAAATTTGTTCATTTGTTGACGTAGGCATTCTATTTGACCTAACAACAATTCTTTGTTTATTATTAAAGTTTACAGTTGGGTATGTTATACCAGGTGATGTAATTGTTCGATATGAGGGTGAAAAATATCTCATTGACGGGGTATTTGTTAACTTCATATCAGGAGCACCACCAATACCAGTCTGACAGGGGCTATCATAAAATTCTCTACCCGTATAATATTGGTAAACTGAACCACCTTCAACAACTTGCCCTATGTTATAATTTAATGGGAAATCTGTTTGATAGTTTGAGTTATTATTTTGCGTATATGAATTCCAAGTATAGGTTTCTAAAGATTGTGGAAAATATTGTCCTGTATCATCGTCACAGTTATTATTTTCATTACTATCAACTCCCTGTCCACACTTTTTCGGATTCCCAAAAAATCCAGTAAAAAAGTTTTGATTAGAAACTCGTTGGAACCCCTGTGGATAAATAAATTGGTTTGTTATGTACTGACTTACATATTCAGGAACAATCGAAGGTCCAAAATTTTTAGAATCATATGCCGAATAATATAAATGTAAATCACTAGTAAATGGTATAAACGTAGTTGAATAGTAATTAAACATATAACTAGGATAGAATATCGTACTACCATATTCGTCCACACTACTATTAGTTTGAAGTTGGTTATGCCTACATTGAACTTGTTGTTGTTCTGAGTTAGCAAGTACACCGGCAGTATTTGGTTGGTATGGTATATTTAACTTGAAATAACCTTCCACGTAAACATCTGATTCATTAACACCTTCGGGTATATTCGATTCATCAATTTGGTAATATAACAAACTTCCTAACCATATTTTTTGTTTTACTCTAGGTGAATGAACATCAACGCCTCTCATAAGAATTGCGTATCTATAATTATTTGATGATGTTAAATTATTCCCAAGGGATTGTCCACCCGGTATTGTCCCGTAAACATTAGCTCTCCAATTAAAACAACTAACAGTAGGTCCTGGGTCATCATTTTGAAATCTAAAATATTGATTTTGATTTAAAATAGAATTCATTAAATCCGAAGGAAAATTAAGTCCAGACGAATCATATAAATCATTTAAATTTCCAACTTTTAAAACTTGAAAATATTCAATGTCAGCTGCAAATGATGTAACAGCATTATTTTCAGTTATTGCTGAAACATTATAAACTGTTTGTTTAGGAATTCCTCCACCTGATTCGTTATTTATAGGATGTTGTATAAATCCTGTAGTAGTAAAAGTTTGTAACCAATTAACCGTTATTTGGGCACCAATACCACCAAGTGTATTTTCGGGTGTTACAATAGGAGGTGCCTCAATTTTACCTAAAGACGCAGGATAATTTTCGTTTCTTTTATAATTTGGGTCATTAGAAAGTGACGGATTCTGAAATGATAAAATTTCACCAACAGTTAAATCAATCCCTGGGTCTAACGCAATAATCATAGCGTTATCCCAATGGAATTTAGTCGAAGGATTAAGTTCAGGTTCAATATATACTTTAATACCCAATGGTTCACTTTTATTCCCAATTTTAAAATATCGACCAGGAAATGATAACATATTTAACCTTTCAGAAAAAGGTAATGATTGTGAATAATAATGTAGTTCTATAGTTCTAGTAACCGCATCTGGGTCGGTTACAAGTGTATATGAATCCGTAAGTTGTGGAGTTCTTTTTTCTAAGCCAGATAAACCAGAGTTACCTGCAATTAAATTTGGGATATAAACAACATCATTTGGATTGTTTGTATAAGTTTGAAAACCTGTAGTATCCATTAAAACAGACACTTGTTCTTCTTGAGTTTGAGTGAATTGAGCAATTAAATCGGTATCCGCCGTGACATCACCAGGATTACAATTACATCTTTCACAACCATCTTCAGTATAAAGTAAAAGAGGTAATGTTATATTTCTAAACGGATTATCAAAAAGTAAACTTCTAAAATCAGATGGAGGAGGACAATTTATACCCGCCCCTCCAAAAATATTTTGAAGTGTTCTTACAATATTACATGTAATAAAAATTGTTAACTGAACAACCAAAAGAATTGCCGCAATAATCGGAGCTAATATTATCCATAAAAAACTTATAACATGTAAAATAACAGTCATCACTAAAAGAATCCATTTAAAAACATCTAATAAAAAACTATTAAAAATATATGTAAAATTAATCCTTACAAATACATCATTGATTGGGAATTTATTTGTAGTACCACCACAAGTTGGGTCTTGGATATTTTTAATCTGAACTGTTTTACTCGGTCTTAATCCTGTAGAATATCTATCAATAAGTTGACTAATAGTATAAACCTTATTGAAATGTAATTCCATAAAAGTATCCTCACAGTTAATCGCCTCTTGGTAATTTGCATAATCATTCCAATCTAAACTGAAAGCGTAAGACGCATCCAATAAAAATCTTGTATACCTAACACCTTGAAAAACAAACGTTGACGGTGTTTCTGCGTCAGGACTTTGCCAAGAAAGATTTAAATTTGGTAATCCTCCTAAAAAATTATTACTAAAATTACGACTTAAATATGGTGTTCCATCAGGATAAGTTATTTGTAAATTATTAACATTTGTTGTTTTTTCTAAAATAAAAACGTATTGAGTAGCAACATTTTCATTTATTAAATCGTAAATATTTGTTTCAGTGGTTCCGGCATTTATTTCAACTGTAATAGTGTCATAAACAAAATCTTCTAATCCTGGGTCGTTTAATGGATTTGACGGATTATAAGTCCATCCGTATTCTTTGACATTTGGAATTAAAAAATATGCTCGTTTAGTAGATTCCGAAATTTGTGGTGGTTGGTCCCATTTAACTTTAAATCGATATTTTGATTTTGTCGGGATACCAATATTAGGGTTATCACTAATTCTTCGATTACCTTCCTCGTCAGTATATACATAATCTAAATTCATTGGTACTTCAGTTACCCAAGTACCGTCTTCATCTATAATTTTACCATCATTCTCTAACGCAAATTGTTCTATAATTGGGAGACCAAAATTGTCTAAACGAATGGTTTGTCTTAAAGCCAATATTTGTCCTGGTCCTGAAGTTAAATCACACATTTCACCAAGTGACCTTTTAACATTACAAATGTCATTAATTGTATTGGTGACTTTAGTACCGTCATCCGCAGAAAAAATAGAACCTATAAACACCGCAGTAGGTGAGATTGTTACATTTTTTTCAGAAGTTAAATCAAAGTCAACTTGTTGAATTGCATAATCACATATTTCAGGCTCACCATAAAGTGGTGATACTTGTATTGTTTTTGAAATCGAAATAATTTGAGGTAATTCATTATAATTCTCTGAAAATTTAAATCTTGTACCGTTAACTTGTGATTCTGTAGCAAGACCCATTCTTATAAGGTCTTGTGGTGTCATTGAAAACTCTCCAATGTCAGATAGGTCAACTTGCATAAACAACGTCTGTTGACCTGTTGGTACTCCAAGTATCATAAAGTCACCAGAGTCGTTTGTACTTACTGTAAAACGATAATACTTGTCATAAACCTCAATTACTGTCTTGTTAATAAGAGCATCTATTCTATCAGGAAAAGTTCCAACAGGAACGTGACCGCTATGAGATTGAGTGTAAGGTAATAAATTATACCTATAACCATCTTCATTGATATCATTAATACTTTGGTAAGGATATAAAACTGAAATTTCTTCATTTCTAATATCTAACTCTTCAACAGGTATAAAAATGGATAGTTTTGCATTCGGTAAACCAAAACCATTATTACAAAAAACTCTACCACAAACAACACCATAATCCGCACAAGCACGAGTGTATAAATTATTAGGCGAAATTGTTAAAGACAATAACTCTAAAGTGTCGTAATTTTGTTCTAACTTAACCTGAATGGTCTTGTTTACCCCTAACTCTGTTCTAATTCTATATGATGATGACATGTGTGTTTTTAAATAAATATTTTAAGCACACTTTTATAAAAATAAAGGATGTTAGCTAAAGTTAACTGCCGATAAGTTCTTTACTATGATTCTAATATCTTTATTAGGATATCTAACATCATAAATTTGTGTTGGTTCCGCGAATATTGTATCGTCAATAAGTCCAATTTGTTTTGTGTCACTATTTGAATAAGCTTGAGAAGTTTGAGATGATGAATATTGTCCACCTACTTTGTTATAAACCTTTATATCGGTAACTGTTATAACACCAACTTCTTCTTGTACTAATCTTCTTATTTCTGATACATAAACATTTGAACCCATTTCTCTTGTTGATGGACTCATATAGTTTTGAACTTTTTCAACCAAGTTTGTAATTACAGTTCCCTGATTTTGACTAGCGTCTAATACAACTGAAACATCAAATGCTAAATCAATTACATTTGCAGAATTGACAAAAATATAATCATTAATCATCCTGTAATTAGATAAGTAATTTGCTATATTATTTTTTAAAGTGTCGGATACATTATTTGATAAATTACCTTGTGTGTCGTAAGATAAAATATTAATTTTAATTTTATTATCTTCTTCTGTTATTGCAACTTTAGCCGGAGCTCCAAACATAGATGGCATTTTTCTTAAAATTGCCTCATAGTCATTAACAGTTACCGCTCTATTTTGAGATGAAAAATTAAAACCAATTAAATTTCTTACCTCTTCTATTGTTGGAGCGTTTGCTCCTCCAACCGCAGGAGTTACATTATTTGTTTGAAGCGATTTAATTGTATTTGAGTTTTGTTGATTGTTAGGTCCATTAACTGAAAAATTTATGGTACCTATTTGATTAATAATACCAACACCTAAATTACTCTGTAATCCACCCCCAACACGATACTGAATGAATAATGTTGTACTTGGTTTTAAAGTTGAACCTAAAGAAAAATTATTTTGATATTTTGATATATCCAAACTAATTCCATTTTGGGCATATTGTCTTAATAAATCGTCTGTTGATTGATTACCACCACCAAAAGTCAATTTAAGATATCCTTTTGGTGTAAACTCAGTAATAAATTTTTGATTTGTTTGAATATATTTTCCAACCTTAATACCCGGATTGTCTGATGTTTTAGTTGTATCAGGAATAAAAATTCTATCTTCAGCTAAAGCCTGAACTTCATACCATCTATCAACAGTTGATAGAAATTCTTGGGATGAAGGAATATTTGTAAAATTAGTACTATTTTTTAAAAGTACACTTGTAACACCTAATACATTTTGTTCGGGTAAAAATACTTCTAAAAATGGTCTTGAGTCAGGTTGTGATATTACTTTTTTAAATACTCTTGTCACACCATTTGCAATAGGTTCTCTTTTTACAATAGTATAATTTATTAAAGTTCCATTTGCATTAAAATTTGGAATCTTTAATCTATTTGGATATCCTTCTGAATTAAATTCATAAGAAAAATCTATGTCATATATAGTTTCAAAAGTTTGACCCGCACCTAATACTTGACTACCTCTTCTCAAAACACCACAATACCGTAAATCTTCAGAATCACCATCAACAGGTACTGTGATAGAAAAATCACAAAGTGCTATAGAAGGTCTTAATCCTGGTATTTTTAAACCATAAGTTCTTGCGATATTATAAACAGATATATCTTTTTGAGCATATTGTAATACAGTTTCTTGTAACGCTCTATCAATATTAAAATTTAAGTTATCGGTAACCGCAGCATTTAAATCCAAAAATACTGAAAAAATTGAAGCGTCATTAACATTTTGAATTAAATCAGGATAATAAGTTTGAACGTAATTTATCAGTTCTAATCTTATCGCTTGGAAATCCCTTGTGGTATATGATATTTGTTGAGCCATGTTATATATTAATAATTATAAAGTCAGAAGTATTAAATACTCCACTCGTAATATTATAATTTATTGTTACTTTTGCCGTGTGTTCGTTAATTGCTAAATCAGGTAAAGTTATTTCACCTGTACCAGGATATGTCGTCGCCAAATTCGATTGTCCATCAGGTGATATTACTGGTTCAACTTTAACCGATGTAATTTGGAGATTAGGAATATAAGTTGTAACAGAATCTTTTATTTCTGTTTCAATCTCATTAAAAGTTGGTCCGTCAAGTGGTTCAAAAATATATTCATATAACCTTGTTCCAAAATTTGGTAAAAAATATCTACTTCCCTTTCTTGTTAATAACAAATGAATTAAATCTGTTTTAATTTCATCTTCATCAAAATCAGTTAAATCTAAATATTTACCATCAAAAGAATCTCTGAAAGGAAAAGTTATACCGTATGTTTTACCTTGAGCCATATTTCATAAATACTATGAAATTAAAAATCCCGACCTAGCTCGGGATAACACATCGGATTTTTTTAAGAAGAACATCCAAAACAATCAAATACACTATTTTCAGGTTTGGCCGGTAGATTCATATAACTGTAATCTACCTTTGGTGGTTCAGGTGTTGGTTTTGGTTTATTAACTTTTGAAGTGTCAATTGCCAAATGTTTTGCTCCTGTTGAAATTGCCTTTGTTCTAACATAATAACAAAGTGTTTTCAATCCTTTTTCCCATCCGTAAAAATGTGATGATGAAATCTTTGACA